ACTATTGTTCTTCATTGTTGAAGAAAATGTCCTAACGGCATTCCAAGTTTCGGCATCAGGACCATTTGAGAGAACCATTTTAGGTTTTAAATTTTCATAATCATCAGGTGATTGTGGTACCCAAAAGTTTGCTTTGACTTTATCAACTAGTTTCTTTTGCTCAGGATCCACCATTTGAACTTCAGTACCAAACAATGTGGATACTTCATGAACGGGATATCTTTCTTTTACTTCGCACCATTTTTGATATAAAGTATATTCACGAACATCCATTTGAGAAGCATATGTTAAGTCCTTAATCAGGACTTCTTTCATATTACCTTCGTCAATATGTTGAAAAGAATCAACAGGATTATTTTCCTGCCATTCATTCCATTGTTTTTCTACAAACTCAATTGGTGTTGCCATTATATCTTTGCTTTTAGTTGTGATAGTTTCTTACTTACCTTTTGGAACTGTTTGAAACTTTTATCTCTTTTTTTCAAACCCATTTGTAATGCAAGAGGTTTTACTTTACTAGTATACACTATACCATTCATATGGTCAAGCTCATGTTGAAAACATCGAGCAGATATACCACTAAATCTTTGATTTTTTAGATTGCCTTGGTAATCTTGGTATTCTACCATCACTTCCGCAGGTCGTGTAATCTTTAATTGTAACATGGGAAACGAAAGACATCCTTCATCCATATGTGTCAATTCATGAGTTGCCAAAACAACTTTTGGATTAAAAAATGCCACATACTCATCACCAGAGCCCATAACAAAAACACGATATTCAAAACCACATTGATTAGCAGAAAGTCCAATACCACGATTCAACTTACAAGTTTCCACCAAAGTTGAAGCAAATTCCATAGGATTTACTGGCGGATTATTAAAATCAAATTCTGGTAATTTTTTACTCAATGCAGGATGATTAGACGGTACCAATGCAAAGGTTTTAACCTGTTGCATAATTGGTTCATTCTTTACTGCTGCTTCGGTATTAAAGACAATTACATCATCATTTTTTATTTCGCTCATTTGGCCACCTGACTAAAATTATTCTTTTTCTCAAATTTAATTATACTACGGAACTTATCAAACAACTGGTCACCTTTATGTGAGATAACAAAAATATTTGTGTCTGTTCCCATTTCATGTATCAACTTCAAAAACTCCTCTGTACCAACCGTATCTAAACTAGAATCGAATACTTCATCTAATATCAATAGATTGGTATTGGTGCTATTTTTTAATTTTGCAATTTGGCGCCATGTAAATAGGAGTGCCAAATCAATCCGCATCTTTTCGCCTTCTGAAAAATTGGCATAACCAAACTCATCACGGTGCCTTGATTTAATTGTTTCTTCAAAATTCTCATTGATATTAAAATTAACAAAGAAGTCCATTGCGGTCAAATACTTGTTAATCAATTTATTCATAATAGGTAAGTATTGACGAATAATTTTAGTTTTGATGCCAGTATCTTTTAATAAATTGGAAGCATAATCATAGTAATGTTTTTCAATTGAAAGTTCTTCTTGTTTCTGTACCAACTTACCAAGTTCTTCTTTAAGTTCTTTTAATTTGGCATTCTCATCTTCAATCGAATCTTTATGATTAGAAAGTTCTTCTACCTCTTGTTTCAATTTATCAATGTATTTGTTTATTGCAGTAATCGTTGAATTATGTTTAACAACCTCATTATTATGTGCCGTAATGTGCTTAAGACCATTCTGAATTTCTTCTATTCGTTTACTTGTTGCGGTAATTTGAGTAGATATATCCAATAAGGCCGTATTAACTTCTGACTTTGTGTTGGTGAGAGTAGAAACTTGGCCAGTTCGGAATTCTTCTTCGATGCCTTGTTTACAGGTTGGACAGTCTGAGTGTTCTTCGTAAAAAGTTACCTCTTTATCAATCTTTTTAATACGAGATTCTAGTTTGGCTTCCAACTGTAATAGTTTGGCACTTTTCTTTTGAATTGCCATTTGGTCAGAAATTTTACTTTGTAACACATCAATATGTTTTTGTATCAACTCAATATCTTTGTTTAGTTTGATGATTTGCATCACACTCTCAGACATCTCTTTTTTCTTTTTATTGATTTCTTCTTCTGAACGAGTTTTATGTTCTTCAATACTTTGTTTTTGGAAATTAATTCTTTCAGAAGTTAAATCCATAGCATACTTGTTTTTGGTAGAACCATCTTTAATTATGGCAATCTTTTCTTTAACCAGTCCATTCATTGAAGAAAAGATTTGAATGTCCAATAAATCTTCGATGATTGCTCGTCTATCTGCGGGAGATAGTTGCATGAAAGGAACGAATGAGGCTGAACCTAAGATAACCACTTGTGTGAATGATTTATAGTTCAGTTTGAGAATAAATTTTTCAAGGTGTTCTTGGTAATCTTTGGCCTTAGCATCTTGATTTACTAACACATCATTACAATAGATTTCGAATGTGTTTGGTTTAATACCACGAACAATCTTATATCGTCTTTGGCCAATTGTAAATTCAACTTCAACCACACAATCAGTTTGGTTGATAGAGTTTAATAACTGAGGTTTGTTAATTTTACGAAAGGGTTTACCAAAGAGACCAAAACACAAGGCATCCAGAATAGTGGACTTGCCTGCGCCATTATGACCAATAATAAGTGTATTGGGAGATTTAGTTAGTGTGATTTCGGTAAATTGATTACCGGTGGAAAGAAAGTTTTTCCACCTTACTTTTTCAAAAATTATCATTATATAATTTTAAGAATTACAAAGAGATGTATTTTTTAGCTTCGGATGTTTCTGAATTATGTTGTTTATCAAATTCTTCTTTGATAATATTTTCCATGTGTTTGATTTGTTCTTCACCCAAGGCCTTTATAATATATGGCAATAGAATTGATTTCTTTTTGCCTTTTTGTTCAAACATTAAATACGATACTGGTTTATCGGTTTCATCATATTTGATGTGTGCCACATATAATTTTTCGATGGCTAAACCATCTCGGTTATATACATGAAAGAAACGAATTTCTGTAATAGCATCGATTACATCACGAACCTTTTCTGTGCCAACTGTAATAATTTTATAATTAAAAAATTCTGCCATGATTTATCCTTGTTCCGAGTTCAATGCCTCGACATATAGTTCTTGTAAAATAGACTTTAACTTTTCGTTATCCAAGTTGTTTTCTTGAATGGAATCCACATATTTATTTAAAATCGTTAAAGTATCTTCCGCTTGGTCTACCATATCATCTTCTACGCCTTCTGTCAAGTCTGTAAAGTCTTCCGCAATGGTAATATCGACAGGATTCACTTTATATAAGTTATCCATGAACTTGTCAAATAGATAGGGATTGGTTTTGTTTAATACCACTACTTTAACATAGGTACTGGTATACTTACTTAAATCTTTATTATTGATTTCGGTAATACTTTCTTCTTTGTCATCATACACAATTTTGTGGAACATCACATTTGGATTCTTTATGAATTCCAATTCACGACTATTAAGACTAAAAAGATGAAAACCTCGGCTGTCATTATAATCTTGCCAAGTAAGCTCATACGGGTTTCCAAGATAATGTATACCGTCAGCTGCAGACTTATGATGATAGTGGCCAGAAAAAGTAAAATCAAACTTTCTAAAAAGTTCACGGCTCAATCCTTCTTGTGATGGCATACCACGATACATGGCAAAGCCGGCAATTTCAAAATGACCCATGCAAATGTCTGCTTGTGTCTGTTTTAATTGATCCATAGATTCCTGATAGTTGTCAGGACAAATCCATGGCATCATGCAAATTGCGGTGCCACCAACATAGATTGTTTGTGGGTCATCTATGACTGTGATATTAGTATACTCTTGTAGTAATAATCGAACAGAGTTTACTTCATTTGTGTTTTTAAAATAAGTGTCATGATTGCCGGCCAACATGAATACTTTAATATCATTATCAGCCAGTTTATCAAAGAACATTTCTCTGGATCGTTTGTAACTATAAAAGTTTACATATTTTCTACGGTCAAATGTGTCACCTAAAATTAAAACAGTATTAATGCCTCTTTCTTCCAATGTGGGAAAGAAAGTTTCATCATAAAATTTTTGGTAATAATCTAAGAAATGTATTGAATCGTTTCTTGCACCAAAGTGTTGGTCAGTTATTATTGCTATCTGCATAATATTTAATTTCTAAAACACTTTCCATGGGTTGTTTATTGGCAAACTCAGTTGCCTCAGTTAATGTTTTGAACCACTTAAACACTACTTGGTTACCACCAGATAATGTATAGAGAACTTTATACATATTATTTCTCCTAAATCGACATTATATCATTCATCTAAGAACTTTTCAAGCCCTTTTGCCTTCTTTGCCGTTGCCGCATCCTTCTTTGCCGTTTTAGCATCTTCGTATGTTTCAATAAATTCGGCAATATTATCGTATAATTCAAACTGCCTGCTGGTACCATCTTCAAGTTCCATCATTTCCATTTCATCCAAAATACCCATTTGTTCAGTAGCTTTATACTTAACATAAGTTTGTTTCTTTTCTTTGGAGATTCTTCGTAGAAAGGCAAAATAGATTACTTGGGTAAAATAGGCAAATGGATTCTTTGATTTGGCTGGGTCAAAGTTATCAAAATATTGTAAACAGTTTTCTATACCGTCAGACATCATTTCATCACGATAGGTATAGTTAATGAAGTTTGGTTTGTGAGATAGACCTTCGGCAATCTTCATAAAACACTCTCCAATATAATTTGGAATAGCAGGAGGTTCTTTCTTATTCTTCTTGGCCTCTGCACAGGCAGACTTGTAGTTTACCAATGCTTCAAGGAAGTCTGCGTTATTAATGTAGTGTTTTTGCTTAGCCATAAAATATACCATAAAAAGTTGTTGACAAAGGGCTTGACAAAGAGTATAGTCTTCTATGTCCCCCCTGAGAGTTAATAATTAATGTAATACCTGTCCTTCTGAATCTTCTAGTGCATCCATAATATCTTCAATTTCATCGTTACTTAATTCATCTGTGATTTCTTTTGCCTTCATGAGAGATTTAATCTTCTCCACGGTGTTTACATAATATTCTGCAAACTCATCATTAGGTTCAAATATAGTAAGCACATCACAAGATTTAATTGTGATTTCATTTTTCTTAATCAATTGAACTGGCAACCAATGCGACATTACTAAACCGTTTTCTTGGCCACGATTAATAACCGATACTGTCATAGGTTCAGTAATTTGTATATCGTCAATCGGTAGTGATGTTAAACTACCAATAATATCTTCACCATTCTTTAAACGAACTATTTTTATAATATCATTCATTTTTTAATCCTATCTTATAGATTTTGAATGGGAACTTCTCCTCATTATATATCTTAACTCTCTCCACAAAATGTTTTAAAGTAAAATTCATATGTTTTTTATAACGCATATCATCTGCTATGTCGTAGAGGACTGCTTTTGTTTTTCCTTCACTCTGTCGTAGGCCTCGTCCAATGCTTTGCAAATTGCGAACCCTCGATTTAGATGGGCTCGCAAATATAATGTTATGCAAATTCCTAATGTTAATTCCAGTAGAAAAAGTACCAAAAGATGCCACAACAATAGCATCTTGTTCTATCTCCATAATTCTTCTTATTTCTTCTCTATCTGTGGTGTCTGTGCCACCATGGACAAAAAATACTTTTCTATCACCAATATTCTTGGTGTTCTTAATCATATCATACAGTATTTGCCCATGTTTGTCAACCATTTGATATAAAACAAGTGTATTCTTACCTAAGCTAACTGTAAGATTTTTAATGAATTTATTTCTTGCCTCATTAGAAATCAAATATTGAATTTCTTCTTGGTATGTTACATCTTTATATTTAAGGCAAATATCATCATTGTGTTTCAATACTAAACATTTAATTTCAAAATCTGACACTTGTTGAGAATCAATTAATTCTCTGGTAGTAGTAACTTGTCTAACGGATCCAAATAAACCTTCTAACACCAATTTGTGTGTTTTAGTGCCGTCAAGTGTGCCAG